CTCGCGCCCGCAGATACAGCGTCACCTGGTGCCGCCAGACATCCACGCCGCCGAAGCTCGCGGGCTGCGTCCCCTGCCAGGTGGCCATAATGCCCGGCGCGGGCATGTCGTGGATCGCCGCCGCGAGGCTCGCGCGCTTCGGATATTGATCGTGGTAGGTGTAGATCCGCTGCTCATCGCCACCCATCTCCGTGACCAGCTCCGGAATGCCACGAAGCAGAGCGACCAGATTGTCGACCAGTTCCGCCGGATTGATCATCTTTGCTTTCCTCCCAGGACGCGCTCGACGACCAGACAGGGCTTCATGGCATCCAGCATCTTGCGGGCACCCTCAAGCACGGCCGCCTTGTTCTTCGGCGAAAACACCATCCAGGCCTCGCGCTTCTGGTTGGCCCAGGCCTTGATCCGGTCCTTGCGGGTCGAGACGTTGGCCTTGGCGCGGTTCTCGCTCACCGTGCGGACCTGGAAGTTGCGCAGCAGGTCGCCGGTGAAGGTCAGATTGCGGCGGTTGCCCTTGCCCTTCCGGGTCTTCCAGATCGCGTAGCGCTTGGTGAGCGGCTTGGCCGCGGAATCCTCCGGGCCCTGCGCGGCGGCCAGGCGCGCCTTCACCGCCGTGACGCCCGCCACGCCCAGTTCGTACATCTGCCGCTGGCGGAAGTTCAGCAGATCGAGCCGCAGTTGCTTCTTCTGGTAGACACGAACGCTCGGCATCGATCGCCTTGAGAGAACTTGTGTGCAATTGCGCACAAGTCGCCAACCTCCGCCAGATCTGGCGGAAGTCCGACTTCCGGAAGATTTTCCGGAAGTCAGTTGGCTTTACGCAGCCGGAGCACGGCGGCGCCCTCGGCGTCGGCCTCGATGTCGAAGACCTTGTACCGGGCACCTTCGATCTCGACCTCGTCCCCGCGCACGGGCGCCGCAGGCAGGTCCGCGAGCCGGATGAACAGCACGGCATAGACGCCCGGCGAGGAGTCTTCGGCTTCCCGCGCCGGCTGAAACACCGCGCGGATGGCGGCCTGCCCACCGGCCTCGGGAAGATAGGTGACTTCCCGCCCGAAGACCCGCAGGCAGGCCTCGTCCAGGCGGCTCACCGCATCCGGGAACGTCATCAGGAGATGAACGCCCCGTTCAGCCGTACGCGGCCCGTGGCGTCGCCGTCGGCCGCCGCCCTCACAGCGACGCCGACCAGTTTGTTGCTGGTTGCGGTCTTGGTGATCACCTTCGTCGTGTTGTTCCAATAGATCAAGGCGCCCTGCGACCAGCCGGTGCTCGCGCCGGCCTCTCGGGTCAGATCGAAGACGCCCGCCACCTGGAACTCGCCCTCTTCGCCGCTCGCCACATCGGTTGCGGCCACGCCGAAGATGGAGCCGACCAGCGCGCCGCCACCCGAACTCACCGCATACGGCGCGGTGAGGGTCAGCGTTTCGCCACGTTGAATATAATTCTTCATCGCTCAAGCCTCCTGTTAGCTGCCCATGTTCTTTTGGAGCCCGCGCCAGTCAATCGCCTTGGCCCCGAAGTCGAGGCGCGCCTTGATCTCGACCCCGTCGACGTCGAAGCCCTGGCGCGTTTCGATGTACACGCCGTCCTGGCCCTCGAGATAGGCGTACTCGATCGTGTCGATCTGGTCCGGCGATGCGAACAGATACCAGGCCGTGGTGCTCGCCACGTCGAGCCGGGGCTCGGCAATCGGCGTCAACGCCCGGATGTAGTCCGGCACGAGATCAGCCGATTTCGCCGGCGCGAGGTTCGGCGCGATCATCTGGAAGGCCGCCAGTTGCAGCGCCACCGGCACCACCAGATAGCGCGGCTGCACGTTCAACACGGTGATGCCGTCGAGGCCTTTCTGTTTGGCCATCGCCGCCATGCCCGCGCCCAGGCCTGTCAAGGCCAGCGCGCTGCCCGTGCCCGTGTTGAGATTCGCGTGGTTCGCGTGGAACAGCGCGACGCCGTCGCCCATCGCCGGGTTCGAGGTGATGATGCCCCACACCGTATCGCTTTCAAGCGTTGCCGCCGCCACGCCAAAGCCCGCCGGAATCCGGGTGAACGCGCTCAGATCGTCGTTAATGATCGTCTGCCGGGTGATCGAGACGATGCGGCCATAGGTGGCGAGCTTGTAGGTCTCCTTCGACTCGGCGATCGAGCCGTGGGTGAACTCGCCCTTCTCGTTCACTTTCATCAAGCTCGGCGCTTCGCCAAGTTGAACGGCGTTGATGTTCTTGAAGTCCACCGCCGAGCGACGCCGCGAGAACGGCAGGAAGGTGCGCGGGTAAGCCTCATACGCCTGACGCAGCGTCTTATTGGCGACATCGGCGAGGATCGACGGGAAGTCGGAGGTCGACAGGGCGAGCTTCGCGATCTCATGTCGCGGCAGCCGCTTGGTGCGCGTGCCGGAGGTTTCTAGGCACTCCTTGGCCAGATCAAGCAGCGTCTGCCCGGCCCAGTCGCGGCCGAGGTCGTCCTTCAAAGGGAAGACCGCCGGATCGTAACGGTGCAACAACGCCGCCATGATCCCGGCGCGGCGGGTGTCGGTCTGATCGCGAGTGACCACGGCGGCCGCACTGCGGATCGTCGGGTCCTCGCCCCGCTTGGCCGCATCGTCGAGCGCCACTTTGCGGAACTCTTCAATCGAAGTGCCCGCTTCGACGTGCTGAGCGACCAGGCGCGAATCGACATTCAACGTGCGCCCGACCTTCTCGATCTCCCGAATGCGCGTGCGTTCGGCCAGTGCGGCTGCCTGGCGCTCGGCATCGAGATTGATGGTGAGTTCGTCACGGGCCTCTTCGCCCGCGGCGGTAATGATGGTTTCATCCATCTTCTGCTCCTGTGGGCCAGTTGCCCGTTCGAACTTGAATCCCGCGCCCGGGTCGGCGCCGATGGGCACGAGCGACACTTCTTCGGGTTCCCAGTCGGTCACCAGCACTTGGCGCATTGCCGCTCCCTGCGGCGTCACGTCTTCGACCGCGTGAATCGCGACACCCATCGAGGCGTTCCGCAGGATGCCGTCCTGGACGTCCTGCCAGACCGGGTCGACGTCGGCGCGCTTCGAAAACCGCACCGTGGCTTTGCCCTGGCCGTTCTCGACCCACGCACGGGCGATCACGCCGATGACGTCGTCAACGGTGAAGTCGCGGTGCCCGTTGAGCAGCGGCGCCGAACCGCTCGCCAGGCGCCCCATGCGGATCGCGCCCGGCTCCATCGAGAAGCGCATCTCGAAGGGGCCACGCGCGTCGTAACGGCGGACCGATGCGCCCGTGTACCAGGTCAGCGTTGCGGTGCGCTCGTCGCGGTCGGCAGGGGCCAGCGCCTCAAACTGGGCTTCCAGCCGTTCTCTCGTTGGGGTCATGTGGAGGTTCCTCGTCATCAAGTCGTCGTGCAATCTCGGGCAACTCGCGCTGAAGTTCAGCGACCGGCAGTATGTGTTGCGCGCCGCTCTGCGTGACGCGGCGTGGGTCGCAGTCGAGCACGATGCCACGCTCATCGAGAATCCGGTTGATCTCGGCGATCTGTTCGAGCTGCGCGTCGGGGTCGTAGCCCTGCTCGGCGATGGCTTGGCGCAGCGTGAGCGTTCCGGTGCGCAGCCGGTTCAAGGTGGCTACCGAGTCCTTGTACGGATCGACGCTGCCAAAGCCAGGCGGCGTCCACTCGGCGCGAAACGGCCCGGGGTCGGGGATCGCGCCGGCCGCGTAGGCCACCGTGAGAAATCGCTCCCAGACTGGCGTGCAAAACATTGGAATAAAGGTCAGCCACCGAAAGCCTTCGATGCCGTTGCGGAAGCTGAGCAAGCCTGCGCGGTAGCTCGAGTAGTTCACGCGCGAAAGATCCCCGGTCAACTGCTCGTAGGTGAGCTGCAAGCCCGTGGCGATCTGAGCCTGCTTGGCTGCGACATAGTCGCGGTAGCCGGCGGAGGCCGACGGAGAAGCAAAGGTGATCTCCTCGCCCGGCTTCAGGTACTCGATCATGCCCGGCTCGAAGCTTTCGACGCGCTTGCCCGTGGCGGGATCCGGCGCTGCCGGCGCAAGCGGTGGACCATCCGGGCCCTGCGGCTGCGTCACGAAGGCCGCGAAGCAGGCCTCGATCTTCTTGCGGACCAGTTCGGCTTCTTCGTACTCATCGAGATCGCGCAATGTGACTACGACAGGCGCAAGCCACGGCACGCCCCGGACCTGGCCAGGACGGTCCTTGCGGTAGATGTGCAGGACCTCCGAGGCCGGCACGCGGATCGATTGAAGCGACGCCCCGCCACGCACGCCCGTCTGCACCACATCGCCGGGATGCTGGCCGTAGAGCCAGTAGAAGACGCGGCGGCCCACGAGATCGAACTGGACACCCTGGATGATGTAGCCCGTCTCAGTCTTCTGCGTCTTCGTGTGATCGAGGTAGTCCGGCTCGAGGACCTGGAGCTGTAGCGGAACCGTAAGGCCGTCGCTTTCGCGCCGCTGCCGGAAGCGCACCAGGCACTCACCGCTCTCAAACACAGTGCGCGCGATCAGCGCCTGGAGACCATAGAAGTCGAGCTGGCCGTCGGCGTCGCATTCTTCGATCCAGCCGGCCCATACCGCGTTAATCAAGCGGTCCAGGTCCGGCTCTCCGCTCCGCGCTTGCGCGGTGATGCCCGTGCCAATGGCGTTACCCACGATCTCGGCCACGGCGCGCGCCGCGTAGGCGTTGTTACGGATCAGGTCGCGCGAGCGTTCGCGCAGTTTCGACAGCGCCACAGAGATCTCGGCGTTCGCGGAGTTGCCGGTGGTGACCCAGCCGCCCGTCCGGCGATCGGTCCGCGCACCTTCGTAGGCCAGCCGGATCAGTTCTCCGGCGCGGCGTGCGCGCATCCGCCGCAGACCCGTCTCGGGCGACACCCAGGCGATCGCTTTATCGAGCCAGTTCATCCCTTTGATGTCTGAACGAAAGAGAAACGGTCCGTCGTAGTTCCAGATTCCGCGGCCAAAGCTTCCTGGATGACGGCGCGCGCCTGGAGCAGTTCGTCCATTGAGCGGTAGGTCACCGTGCGGTCGCCAAAGCGGACGGTCAGTTCGCCGCTGGCGATCGCTGCCTCAACGGCCTCGAGTTGTTGCTGCGTCCAGGCCATTCAGAGCTTCCGCCGTTTGAAGTAAAACGTTGCCCGCGTGCCGAACTCGCGCACGACGGCCACCAGTTCCCACCCTTGCGCGCCGTGTTCGGCCAGCAGGTCCAGCGAGTCGGCGTCTCCAGTGATCACCAGGTACTCCCAGGCGCCCGGCGTCCCCTGCGCGCTTGGCTGACTTCGGACTTTCATCGCTTGAGCCACTTCCTTCCTCGCTCCCCCAGCCAGCGTTCACGGTCCCGGTCATCCTCAGGCACGGGCCGGGGCCGGTTCGCGGCTAGGATCCGGTCGGCTTCGTTGTCGAGCGACAGGCCCATCGACACGAGGGCCCGCAGCGCGGCGTAGGCGTATACGCGGGCGTCGAGCGCCTCCTGCCGCACACCCGGCTTCGGACGCCACTCGCGCTTCGGCTGGCCCTTCGCATACGTGGTCACCAGGACCTCGCCCAAGAGTTGCTCGAAGTAGCCTTCCTCGCGGTCGGCTGGAAAGTGCGAGTAGCCCGGCGTGCCCGGCGTCGGGTTTTTGAGGCGACCGTAGATCGTTTCCTTCGCCGTATCGGTGCCGACGATCCACGGCTTCTCGCCGCGGATGTTCTTCGCGGTCGGCTTGCGCTGCCAGACGGGTAGCGGTCCGCCCTTGCCCTTCACCGCGAAAATGCGCCGGTGATAGCGCGTCCGGCAGAACTCATACACCGCCTGCGATTCATAGCCAGCATCGATCGAGCATGCCGAGACCGGCAGCGAGATCCCCGTTTCGTGCGGCCAGCGCCGCTCGAGGTACGTGTCGAGCTCCTGCCAGGCCAGCGCGCCCGAGGGGTCGCCCGGCAAGACGCGGTACTCTATCGACCACGACTCCTCGCCTCGCCCCCAGCCCACGAGCTCCAGCTCAAGCCGGTCCTTCTGCACATCGACGCCCGCCGTCAGCACGACCGCGCCGTACGGCACTGCGGCCCGGTAGTGCTCCCGCCGCGCCATCACCGCCGCCTGGTCGACCGTGGTTTCCGCCGCATCGTCCCAAGGCTCGGCGAGTACCGTGTTCACGAACTCGCGCAGTGTCTCGATCGACTTCTTGTCGGCCAGGAACTTCTTCGCGAGTGTGCCCCACTTGCGCCACGGCGAGTACAAGCCGTTGATCCAGAAGCCGGCGATGTCGCTAACTTCGGGCCGCGCGGCGCGCCACTCACCCGATTTGAGCATCTGATGCTTCTGCCAGTCGGCGATCAGCTTCGAGCAGTGCTCGCAGCGGTACTGCGCCTTCTCCGGCGCCTCCTTCGGCCATACGAGGTTGCCCCACGCGAGCACTTGATACGTCCCGCAGTGCGGGCACGGCAACCAGAAGCTCTGCTGGTTCGAGTTGAGCCAGGCTTGCTCGATCCGCGATGCGCCCTTGGTCGTCGGCGTCGAGCAGAGCACGATCTTCCTGTTCCAGAAGTTCGCCGTGCGTGTGATCGCCAGGTTCACCGGATCGCCTTCACTGCCCGCGCTCGCCGGATAACGGTCCACCTCGTCGAGCAGGCAGTAGCGGATGGAGCGCATGGCCAAGCCCGCGGGAGAGTTCGCCGCTGCGAGCGTAATCGAGCCGCCCAGAAACTTCTTGTGCAGGATCGTGTTGTTCGAATCCCGCGAGCGCGCATCGGCCACCTTGCCGCGCAGGCACGGCGTGTCGCGCAGCATGGGCGCGAGACGGTCCTTCGAGAATGCTTCGGCATCCACCTCACGCGGCTCGACCAGCAGCACGGGTCCTGGATCGAGGTCGATGATGTAGCCGAGG